GATGGAGGATGTGGCTTGTAAGAATTGGGAAATTTGTCTGTATTTCCCGAGAAAGAGGTGAATTCGGAGAGATAGAAGTATACTCGGTGTTTATGTCCGCAATAAAACCGAGTGCCCAGTGCTTTACGGATGTAGGGACTAAAGGGCGCACAAATTTGAGCTGGATATCCTTAATAGTACCAAGGTCCAGTTTAGTGCGCTTCATGACATTGAACAGTTCGCTGTTCAGAAGCTGCCAAGCCGCAATTGCTTCCTCCGGCAGAATGTCATAAACCAGGTCTCCCTTTATAAACAGGGATCTGGCCTCAATCGCGTAACCTGCGATCACATCCTCTAACTTTCCACGCTCCTCAGCTATTAACAGCTTCCTAAAGAGGTGGACTGGGTCTTTGACTGCCCCGTGTTTGGTCAGGTAATAACTGAAGCTTCTCGGGGTCTTTGTGTACGTTTGCTTCAGCTCACAAGTCTCATAATTCTTCCAAACATGCCAGTTTGGATTGACCGGATAACGCATGGTGTGAGACTCATCATCACCACCGTATATCTGGTAGGCATGTTTAGGCACGCTGAACCTACAATGCGTCTCCGCAATGTTCTTGATCGTGTTGATCAGCCAGGTGAATGCTTCTCCAGACATTGTCATGAAGAAGTGAATCATCAATTGACTGACGGCGTGCATCTTATAATCAAGGAATACCCCGATATAATACTCGGGGACTCCAGCCAGCCGCATCAACTGCTCGAACATGTAAGTTGCGTTGTGGTCTAGGGAGGTCTCGAAATGTTTACCGTCCCCCTCCCAAGGATCGGTAGCCTCTCGCATCATCTTGGCAGCGAAGGCGTCAAAATCGGCGAAAGTCTTCTTGACATGCATATACATGTTATCAGGACAGTGCTCCAAGAAGAAATCCGTCATGTAGCTGTTGATGGGACCCAAAGCATACAAGTAAAAGTCGCAGTGGCTCATCAACGTTTGCAATGGTTTCCCGGCTTGAGGTATCTCGCGCTTGACTTTCATTTGCCTTTTCGCCGTGATAAACTGGCGAAATTCTGGTTCAGACCTGGGCAGCGACATTGCCTTGAGGGCCTCGGATCTATGCGAACGCCTTTCCG